TTCCGATGTAGCTCTGTCCAAGTCGCCAGGTAAGCATCGGACCGCACGCGTCCAGGATCGTATCAGTTGAGACAGGGTCTACGCCTGTTGTATGCACACCGCACCATGCCGTGATAAACAACCCATTTCGATATAGTGCAATAACCGTAGGCATGATATCATCAATAACGGTCATCGGCCCCCATGCTGGAAGAGCAGGGCCACACTGACCACCTTCGGACTTAGGGCGTGCGAATTGAAGTGCTGAAGGATACTGGATCGCAACTGCGTTCATGCCAATATCTCCGGGTTCGTTATAAGGGTAAAAATTGTTACTTGGACCGTAGGGTAACTGTTCTGTGATATTGGCATGCAGATATGTCACGCTTGGGTAATCTGCAACTAGCGCGTTTAGCTGTGCCATTGCATTATAACAAGGAGGGCAACCAGGTATCCACATCTGTAGTAGTGTGCAGTTCGGATTCACGGTGCGGGTCGTTGAGGGATCAGGAGTGAGGAAACAATCCTCAGTATCGACTTCGACTAGGTACGCCTCACTCGCAACCGTGTAGTTATTAGCAAGTGGGTTAACCAATGTTAGAACGGTTGGGCTATCAATGGAATAAATCTCATTCATCTCTTTAACTGATAGGAGATCAACGACGCAAAGGTTCATGGTAATACCGAATGCTGAGGGTGCCGTGAATGCCATATGAGTGGCATCTCCAGCGTACATAATCCTGAATGTGTGAATGCCTACAGTACTTGTAAACGGAATATCATAGTTCCCTGCGCTGTCAGTAGTAGTTGTAGCCCGTTGTGTCCAAGTTCCTGTTACATCTTCCCACAGAGTGACGGTTGCAGATGCGACGGCTATGCCGGTGTTCAGTTCCGTTAATGTGCCTGTAAACTCACACGTCCCTGCGGGACTCGTAGTGTAGTTCATTGTAAGACTAACCGCTTTGTGTGTCGGTTGCGTCCACACGTAATGCGTCCCGGCCATATCCAACTGATTGCTTCCAGGGTAATAGGTACTTGCAAGTTCCGAAATGATGAGATCGAATTGAAGTGATTTATAAAGACTAAGTTGTTCGGGTTCACTATCCCGTGCAGTTATCGCATTATATTTCGGCCCGAACCACACGACAAAGTTAGTCATCCCAGTCTGGTTAACATAACTCCAATCAAAGATGTCTCGGTACGTCGGCGCGGTTCCCGCAACGGAGTTAGTAAGCATCCCGTTAATGCCGCTTGAATCGTCAGGTCGAACGTATGCAGTTAGTCCGCTTTTTACGCTAGGTGATGCCAAATAGGCAGAGGTCGTATAGGTTTCGATGTAAGGAATTGACTTTGAGTTGTAGCAATCGAAACTATTATGATACACGCCTGTTCCTGAGATGTCAGGTTGTGTCGTGCCCGTACCTCGAGGAGACGAGTTGTCATTGATATACACAGCTCCGGCCCCTAATGATGCTATATATGCGGGGTCGCCAGTTCTGCCGTGAGAGTTGCCACCCATAAAGTAGCGCCATCCTGCAGCGTAGAGTGACGCAAGCCACGTATGATGGACAGAAAGCGCCGTATCATTATTTGTAACGACTGAGATATCAATCGCAGGCCATAATCCTTGTCCGGTTATCACGCCGAGTTCTGTAGAGTAATTATCAGAACCAGCCTCGGCAATGCAGATAATACCCATAAAGCCGTTGTAACCAAAGTATTGTATTTCTCCGTCGTTTATCATACTCGGCGGCAAGCCCGCCATATAATTGATATGATACGTGAATGTTCCAATCGCCACGATAAGCGAGGCACTGGAAGCCGCAAATGAACCATACGTGACCTGTCCTTCGAGCTCACCGAATATCTTTTGAAACAGCCACGTAAGCCACGTTGATAGTGACGGGTCTTGTTTTGCTATAGTAGTAACCGTATCTCCGGCATAACTAGCAAGATACGAGACCCACCCTGCGGTAGTTTCTTTACGGGTAAATGAGTATGCACCGTTCTTATCTGTAGTGGCAGATGCTATCTTAGTCTTGCCTCGCGGAGAGTTCTTATAAATCGTGACTGTTTGCCCTAAGACTCCTACGCCTCCCGCTTTAAGCGTGCCGGATAATGTGAAGTTAGTACTAACTGCCGGGTTACCTGGAGAGACTGTTAATGTTAGCGTTGTCGCAGCGACAGTACCGACAGTGATTGACGTTGACGCAGTAGATGGAGCAAGACTTCCGCTGCCGAGGAATGACGCTACATAGGTATATATCCCGTTTATATTGAGATTCTTAGTCACATAATAGGTGCCCGTCCCACTAGTAAAAGAGATACTACTCGTCGTTACACCATTGGGATCAGTCTCTTGGATTGACACCATTGTATTCGAAACGTTTTGGCTCTGCGAGGTAAGCGTTCCTGATACATGGAACGTCTGGTTGAGTTGAACGTTTGATTGCTCTGTTGAAACGGTGATATTTGTTGACGACTGGACGCTTAATGATAATTCATCTTCGGTTTCTTTTTCTTTATCTGCCAATAGTTCCGCTTGGAGGAGGCCCAACACCGCCTTACTTCCTTGAATCTCGATCGGGAACCCCGCTTCGCAGTTCTCCGTATTAGTAACCGTGAGCCGCGTATCGCCGGTTGCCGCGTCAGCAGAGAGTGCAATCTCTTCTGTGAATGTAAGGAAGTCAGAGTTCCAGGGTTCGCTCGAAAATGACTGCGATATTTCAGCACCTGGAGGAGCATACCAGTATGGATCGTCTGCTTCAACATAGAGTGGAACATTAACCGTTAAGCGGCTTCGTTTATCATCATCAACGGTTGTCTCGAACCCCTTTAGGTACCTGCAATACAATACCCTGGTTTCACCCTCTTCGTTAGTGACCCAAAGCTGGTGTTCGTCAACTTGTGTTATAGAATTTCTAATCCTCTCAAAGTTTCGATGGAAGTCCGCGGGATTTTGACCCGTGATCCTAAGTGGCAAATAAACGGGACGAACAGCGCCAACCCTCTGACGGAACTCCGCTCCTGCGATGTTTGGAACAGGATCAGATAGTATTGTATAAGGGAGGCCGTGGTGTCCGGTAGTTCCGATTAGTAAGTTGTAAACGTCATCATAAAGTATAGCATTCGGGTCGTTGCCTTGAACATTGAAGTTGTAGACTTGACCATCTGCCGTGTATAACTTCCATACTTCTGCCATGATTAAAACCCGTTCATATGGTGGTATCTCTCCAGTTCAAGATTTGACATAAGCACCTTTCTTGTTACGTTTTCTGAGTCCACACTGACGTATGTATTATAATTGATAGTTTGTGAGGATGATGAGGTCTGAGATGTTCGAACCGTTCCGCTAGGTGTGTTGGTACTGCCTACGATGCCCCCAGACGCGAACGACCCACCATATGATGCGACAAGCGAACTCCAATCTTCACCCCATCGCCTGCGGGGTACTACGAGTTCTTCTTCGTTCGCTTCACCCAGGAGGTATAGTGACCCGCCCGGCTTAGCAGGTACTAAAGCACCCTCAGCGCCTAATGATATGTGTAAGAACGGGGGGGTGGTATCAAGCGTAACATGAACCTGCCCTAAGGCACTTTGAAATGCTCCGGGAATCCCGGTGAAGAATCCCGCCGCCGCCGTCGTTAACCAGTCACCAAGTCCGCCTATCTGTCCCTTAATCCCTCCGGGAAGCCCGGTGAAGAATCCGGCGGCGCCAGTGAGTAACCAATCACCAAATCCTGATACGGCGCTTGTGATCTTACCAGGCAATCCAGTGAAAAAGCCTTCCGCCGCAGTGAGTAACCACGTACCGAATCCACCGAGTGCAGATACGATATCGTTCCAAAGGCCTGTCGCCCAATCAGCCCACGGCAACCCTTTGAGCCACGTTACCATACCACCTATCGCGCCAGTAAGGGCGTTCCATAGGTCTGTCGCCCATGTTGCCCATGGCAACCCTTGTAACCACGTTACCATACCACCTATCGCGCCAGTAAGGGCGTTCCAAACTGTAGTCGCATAACCACCCCAATCTAGACCTTTAAACCAGTTGACTATACCCGTTAGTTTGGCAATGAGTGCGTTCCATATAGCCAAAGCCATTCCACCCCAGTCCCTCGTTTCGAGTATGTTGAGAACCTTGTCGAACCCCGTGCTAAGCGCGGTCCACAGTTTAAGCAACGCGCCTCCCCAATCAATCCCTGTAAGTGCCTTGAGAATTGCCTGTCCAAAATATACTAATGTAACGAAGATAAGAGTGAATATCTGTAACCAATTAACCATTTTAAAAGCATTTAAGAGGGCTGTCCCTAATGCGACGCCCATAGACCCAAGCAGTTTAAAGAGATTTAAAATAGCGCCGCCCCAGTCTATCTTTTTTAGGGAGTCAAAGGCCCCCCCCAACGCTGCGCCAATACCACCTAATGCACCCATAAGGGCATTCTTTAGGTCGTTTCCAACCGGCCCCCAGACTGTTTTAAATGCATTAAGCATCCAGCCGCCTATCTGTGAGAGGTATCCGGGTACCGCTGACCAAAATGTAACGAACGCGCTGAGCATCCAGCCGCCTATCTTAGGAACAATCGCCCCGACAGTGCTCCAGAATGTGACAAATGCAGTCTCCATGGCAGTTAATATTTTACCGCCTATTTGTCCCAAATCAACCTTTGCTAATGCTTCTCCTAGCGCGGTAGCCACTTTAATGAATATCGTAGGTAACAATTCCATTAATTTTACAAAGACGTCACCGAGTTTGCCGAGTATGTCTGGACCTGCTTTGCTCACGCCATCGCTTAGTCCTTTGCTCATCCCGCCTGATACTTTGGTTCCCGTCGGACTTGTTGAAGAACCTCCACCACCACCAAAGAGACTGTCAAACGCTGCGCCTATCGCATTGATAATATTGTTAATCATAGAGGTCGGATCGAAGTTAAGCAAGCCAGTCAGGACATTGTCAATCGCCGTGAGCAGTCCGTTCACCATACCGCCCCAATCTATATTTTTAACTGAGTTGAACGCACCCATCAGCATGCCGCCGATCTTATCAAAGATGCCGCCTATCGTCGTGACGGATTCCCCGATAGCTGTGACTAACATTCCTGGGAGGCCCATTATATCGTTCTTTACAGTATCAAGGCCGCCCTTGATCCCACTGACCAAATCAGTCGAGAACTTGGAGAAGTTAAGGCTTGTTAGGTCTCCGACGAGTTCCTTGACCCATCCGAGAAGAGACATGAATTGACTCACAAGAGCGCCGATTGAGGTTCTAAAAGTATTTGATGTCGCATACAACAACATGAACCCCGCACCTATCGCCGCGATAGCTATAGTTATGGGGTTAAATGCCATTGCGATACTTCCAATAATTTCAAGGAAGCTTCCACCACTTGTTACTGCGCCGGCAATACCAGTAACTGTGCCCATTATAGGTGCCAGCATGCCACCGAGAAGAGCTGTTATCGGTGCGAGAACGCCTGCAAGTATGCCACCTTCACCCGCAGCAGCACCGAGCCCTGTTGCGACGCCTTCCGCTTCACCCGCCGCGCCGCCGCCTTCTGCCACTTCTGCGCCTTCAGCTGCTTCACCCGCTGCGCCCCCCCCGCCAACTTTTGGCGCGACTAGGTTAGTCACTTTACTCTGTAGGTTCATATCCTTCAGCGCAGAAGTAACCTTTGCGATATCCGCAGGTAGTTTCGTGATACTCATATCAAACAGTTTGAGCACCATCTGTAACGCGCCGACACCGCCGACTAGTCCTATGAAGGCCATACCGATCATCTGTATAGGCATCGGTAAACTAGTAAATACAGTTACTAAAGAAGTGATAATAGGTAGAAGCGGCGTAATAGCAGCAAGGAAGCTTTCTAGTAAACCAATTATAGACTCACCTAACGGGGCAAATGCTAGTTCGAGTTTGTTTTTGAATATGTCTAGTCGTTGTGAAAAAGTTCGCGTATCTTCATACGATTTCTCCATAGCACCGGAATTCGTGTACATCTTACCCGTCAGGGTATCAAAGTCAAACGCCCCGGATTTTGCTGCGGCAGTTAGCTGTACTAGAGCGGTTCCACTAAGTTTCGACACCTCACCAGTCTTTACCCCCGTTGTAGCATATTTGTCTAGCTCTTGAGTGAGTGTAGAGAACGCCTGCTTTGATGTATCGCCGCTCTTTTCAAGCGCCGCCATCCCCGTGTTTAGGCCACTTATAGCGGTTCTTGATTTAACCCCTGAGCTGTCCATCTGAGCAATCGATGCGGTCATATCATCGACGCTAACACCGGCTGCCGCATATGTCGGCCCGGCCTTTATCATATCACTTTGTAGCTGAGAGACTGGGATGTGAGCGTACTGCGAAGCTTGGGTAATGTCGTTAAGTGACGCCGCCATACTGGACGCTGGTTCATGAAACTGTGCAAAGGTCTTCATTAACTGGTCGGTATCTGTCGCCACGCTTGTGCCTGTTACCGTGGCGAACTCTTCAAAAGCAGACGTAAGTGATGTGACCGCTGCTTGCGTTGGCGGTACGCCGCCCTGCATATCTTTAAGTCGGTCATAGACCGTAGAGACCGCAGTGGCGGCGTCAGCAGAACTTATAGGGAAGTTACCAAAAACAGTGTTGAACGATCCCTTTAAGCCATTAAGTGCCGTGCCAGTTGCGCCGGTTTGTTTCTCTATAGATTTATAGGCGCCGTCAACATCCTCAGCAGACTTTACGGCGAATGCGGCAATTGCTACACCTGCAACACCGACACCTGCCGCAGCCATCGTGCCGATGCTGCCTAACTTACTACCTAAGCTGCTACCTAAGTCCTCGCCTTCACCTTTCGCCTCAGCCATCCCCGCTTTAAGTTGGGTAAGGTCTGCCCCGAACTTAACAACGATGTCAGATCCAGTGCCTACCACTATTCACCCCACGGTGCTTTTCCAAAGACCTTCGGATCAACTTTCTTAATCTCGATCCCGCCCTCTAATACGATAGAATCTTCCGCGGCTTCCGGTCCGCAACAGATGATCGCTATGTTCTCTGCTTCTGTCCATTCTTCTGAATCCTTCTTAACTGTCTCAGGATCGAGCCCGCGCTGTTCAAGGATCTGGTGCGTCGTCATTAAAAGCAGTTCATCGCGTGGGATTGCCGGACGCATTGGTATATCTATCTTTTCAATTACTTCATCAGGTACATACTCTTCATACCACGGCAGAATATCCTGAATCGTTACGACTGGTTGTTTCTCGTCCCATCGGTTTGAGTTGGCGATTGTAACCATGAGTTGAGCGTTTCTGATTTGCTCTAGTTTCTCACGTTCTTCCCACCCGCGATAGAGTTGTGTGAACTGAAACGGCGTTAAGGCAAACAGTTCATCGTGTGTAAGGTGTAGCACCCCGAACGCCGCTTCCATTATCGCGGACATATCGAGACGGGTTACTTTTTTGCTTCGCCCTCCACACCTTCAACAAGGGTCTCTGTAAACTCTTTCTGGTCTACATCCTCTTTGATCTCTACCGGAACGACGCCCTCAAAGGCAATGTTCATCGCCGTCATTATCTGCGCTAACACATCGGTCATCGTTTCGCAACCGAGGACTTTATACGCAATCCTTAGATTCATCGCGGGGAACTGGTCGCGCAGCCCGTGTTCTAGCATCACCGCAGTTTCAGCAATGCTTATCTTTTCAGGGTTTTTGTTGTTCCTGTCGAGGATCTCGAAGACAGATATACTCCAACCGAACATGCGGCGCAGTTCTGTTTCGATGTTTCCTAGAGACTCTAAAGTATATTTGAGATGTACCTTTCCATGATTAGCTGGTTGCAGGATTTGTTGTGCAACTGCCTTTCTAAGATCAATCTCAACTTCGCCTTTATGTGGATTCACCATAACGATTTCTTATTAAACTCCTTACTAAATTATTGTCCTACAGTCGGGGTTTGCAGTACTGCTATGCTGACGTTTCCAGTGTCACCGGCAAACGTAACAAGAACCCGGTTAGGCAACTGCGCTGCACCTATTGTCTGGTTGTATCGGGACGTTTGGAACTGACCGATAACCTTAAACGTTGGTGTCACGCTTCCTGCGGTCTGACTTGCGATAACATCGTGTTGGGGACTCTTAAATCCCTGGTCGCATGCAACTGCACACTGAGCGGTCGTCGTGACAACGTTTGCGGATTTGCTCATCACAACGACCACTTCATGTCCCGTGTTAAGGAACGTGATACCATTCGTCCAATCCGCTGCTTGTAGCGTGTAGAACGTCATGTTCAGCCCTGTCGTTGGAGCTAAAGGCGTTGCGTCTAATGCATTAGTATCGTGGATTGTAGATGCTTGTGGCGTAATGTCTATTGGATCAACCATTTTTGTTCACTCCTTACACGTACGGATGCTGTACGATTAGAACCTTGACGTTGGTTACGCCGCCTGTGCCGCTGAATGTAACAGGAATCGAACTTCCAAACTCTTCTACACTGAACGGCCCGTATTCCTTAGTCGTTGATGCTGGCGTTGTTTCTGTCAGGTCGTGCTCAACTCCATACGAACACTGCCCTGCTGAGAACACTACCGTCTTTGCATTCGCGCCATCTGAGTTGATGTGGTAAAATAGTTCATGTCCTGTATTAACAAATGAGTCCCCGGTTAGTCCACCTGGCGTAACTGCACCTGCAAGCGCAGTCGTCAGGTTAAGAGGCGTATCGCGCCCCATGACAACCGGCGTATAAACTGTCGCTGCCATGTTTAACTCTCCTACGAGTAAGACAGTGGTCCGCAGCCAGTTATGGTTAGACTCATCTTGGTAACTGCTCGGTTGGTTGCATCGGTATCCCATCCACAGGTTGCATAGCCATAGTAACCAATGCTTGAACCATTAGGCTTCCATGCGACTCTTCGCATCTCAAGCGCCAGTGGCATATTCCGTACAAGCATTTGGCCTGCGTCGGTGAGGTTCCATTCCTGATCCGAAGTAAGTGACCAATCATAGCCCACTGCGATAGCCAATCCCGCAGGTGAATCTTTGTTCGTAGCATCTGCGGTTACAGGTTTCACACTAAATTTCGATGTAGTTTCGCCACCAAGTTGAACCCATCCGGGATCGCCGGTAAGATTCGCCGCGATATACACACGAGTGAGCATACCGTTCTCAAAAGATGGCGGATAGCAGCTAGTCATTTATTATAGCCTCCTTTTAGATATCTTCTCAGCTTTCACGCTGATGGTGAGTGCAGACTTCCGCACTCCAACTTCTCTCGAATCTGCTTCTTTTATAACAGCAGCCGTGAGTTCAATATTCCCTAATACAAACGGTTCCTTTAATGCGGCTCTCACCGAGTTCTTTAATATTTCAAGGCGTGTCTTTGTCTCGTAGCCCTTCGCCACTACGCATGTCATCCGAACCGTAAAAGTAAATGGTTGGAATAACGGAGGTTCGCCTACAAACATCGGGATCATAGCCATATCATCATTAACAAAGTCCTTTCCAAGTTCAACGTTGGGAAGTCGTCCATTAACTGTAATGTCTTCTGCTTCGAGGCGGTCATTGATAAGGTGATAAACCGCCCACATATCGCTCTTTGGTTCCGGGTCTTTGACTCTAGCTTTAGCTTTGACTTTGACTTCCGGCTTTTCAGATTCCTTAGTATCTTTCTTTTCAACCACTCCATCACCCTCTCGTTTGTTCAATCATGAAGGACATTGTAAACGTAGACTTTTCAAGCAATTCGGGGAACAGCGCGTCATTCCCAATGACTTCAGTGCTGCCGCCCTCGAAGTACATCATACCGATTCTAAATTTGCTATCATCGGGGAACTGTAATGTCTTTGTGTTAAGTGCATTTGATAGCGCCATCTGAACACCATTCAAGATAAAGACGTTCTCAAGCGTGCCGCCGTAGTCCGTAAAGATATCAACTTCGAGCACGTACATATCGATGGTATAACTTTTCTGTTCGTCAGGTGTCCATGTCGCTCTTCCTATAGCGATATACGGCCTTGGTAACTCTCTTGGCACTGCTTCAAAGACTGGTACAACTGAGTTATCAATCGCAAGGACGTTACCGTTAAGTAAGCTGAATATCAGGGTGCGTAGTTCATACTGGGGACACTGTTTGATAATATACATTGTTTACCAAATATCTTTTACCGCTGCTTCGAGTATCGGGATCGCCTGCACCTTTGCCGCATCAGCGACTGGTTTGATGAAGTTCCTTGCTGGAAGTCCCCGCTTTGCGATTGCACGGGCGATAATGAAACCACTCCCTTTCGGGAATCCGTGGCGTGTTCCCCATGCTTCCAGCGCATCCGAAGGTGGCATGTGTGGCTTGGCTCCTTGATCCTGAGCGAGTGTATAGTTTGCATCCGATGTAATTACTTCTACAAGTGTTTCAGGCGTTGCGTGAACAACCTCAACGTGCGTTGCCATATACGACGTATCTCTTGGCATAGTGGCACGAAGTTGCGAAGCAGCAAGGGTTCCAATTTTGTTTAACCCTAATGCGACTTGTGTCCTAATCTTCACATCTGCCGCAGCCATCTTAAGCTCAAACTGTTTTGTATCAATCGTTGTTGAACTCGAACCTGATGCCATTATGCACCCCGTTTACTATAGTAAACAGTATTCACTGGTATGCACCCGCGTTATACACTGCCTCGACTGCCTGTATCTTCATCCATATATGCCTAAACTCAACGTCAGTAACTTTGTGAATATTCGCATAGCGCATATTACCATTGAAATAGAATCTCAACCGCATATCTTCAGTAATCCTCGGGTCATAACGAACGATGATCGTGTGCGTAAGTTTGACGTTCTTTGCCATTGCGATGACTACTTCATCGGAACTCGGCTCAGATATCTGTGCATAAATACCTAGTCCATCAGGGCCTACGATATAGTCCTCATAATCTGCTGGTGTTCCGCCCGCTGCATCAATGGTTCCCACCGGCCGTTGCACTACGATGCAGTCACGCATCTTTGACCAGTTATTAGGAAGTCCAGGGTTCTTTTCAACCCATTGCCATTTATTAGCGGCAGGCATTTTCTACAGATCACCTGGGCTTATTATGAAGTCGCTTACTGCATCAATCGCTGTCGGTGGAATACTATAGTCTAAGTTCTCACGCCCTGCATACCATTCAGCAACGCACATCCTAAGTCCGTTGCGAAGTTCAGGCGGAACGTCGCTTATGGTATCGCCGTATCCGGCGGTGAATCTAATTTTATAATAACCGCGAACCCACCACTCCCAGTATCCACCATAGACAAGTTGCAGTTCAGCAGGTTCAACGTCATAGTTGACCGAATAGTTTACCGCGTTTTGAACGTGCTCAACACCCATCTGATCTACACAGACAACTGAAAGAACCGACTGGCACGGCGGACGCCATATTTTAATAACCATTGGAAGGACTTGATACCCGTATACTTTACCTGCAACGTTAGGAACCGTCTCAAGGTTAGGCACTAAGACCATATCATACGTCTGTGTCATAAATGCCCTGGCGCAGTAGTCCTCAAGTTTCCCGACTGCTGATGCGATCAAGTCTTCTATATACTGCGCTTCGCGTGCGAGTGCGGGGTTAGACGGATCGAGTTTGAGCATGTTAAACACGTCATCTCGGTCAAGTGGATAACCGTAAGGTGGCGTAATCTTCTTTAGTGAATATCTCATGATTAACTCATGTCCTCTATAGGTAGGATGAACATGCGCCCTCTGATCGCTAAAAGCGTCGTGGGCACTTGATAGATATCCTGCGGCCCTAATCCTACGGGGAATTCAACGACTGCCATGTGATCCCACAC